GTATAACTAGCACCACACACGATTTAGTGTTCGACTGTTGCATAGTGGGTTGAATCAATTGCGGTATAAGCGGTTCGTCTATCCACGCATCACCTATATTAGCCCAAGCCCACACAAATTTTTGAAAAAGTAGGTGTTTTGCCTGTATAATTTTTGAAATACAGATATAAAAAGGGGGGGTTTGAATATTTGAATAAACGTAGGGCCAGTTGCCCGACCCTACGCCGAGGAGGAGTGGTGCTTTTGCACCAGAGGGTGGCGATTTGCCACACTTAAATTATAACATAGCACCGGGGGGTTGTCAATAGCTTCAGAGTATGATATAATGGTTGTATGGCAAATAGAGGTGGGGCTAGGCCCGGCGCAGGGCGGCCCAAAAGCATAGATAAAAATAAAGGGGAAGTGGTCGCACAAAAGTTGCAGGCTTCTTTCCAAGTTGGCTTGGAAGAAATTGGCAACAGTCTGCCTAAGTTAATACGTGCTAGCGTAGTTAGTGCGCTCGGTGAATCTAAGGATGCCGGGGCAGACCGCCGATTCCTTATCAAGCTATTCTCTGAGATGGTAAAGATTACCGAAGATGATAAAACGCCATATGCGCAGATGATGCAACAATGGGTACAACAGGTGCAAGTAAATGTGGACAGAGAAGGCAACGGACATATTGAAGGTTCTGAACCTAGAGTTATCACCAGAACAAATGGAAGTGCTGTACCATCCGAGTAGGTTAAAGATAATTGGCGGCGGCGAAGGTGCAGGCAAGTCTTTCCTCGGCGCACTCACAGGAGTAGTCAGAGGGATTGTAGATGCCCACGAGAATGGGTATGATGAGGATTTGCTGTATTGGGTTGTTGGCGCAGACTTTGAAGATGCTCGGAAGGAACTAGAATACATCCATGAGTGGCTTGATGACCTCGGCTTAGTCGATAACTCACGCACCTCCGTATCTACGCATCGAGACCAGAAGTGTATATTAACTACAACAATAGGAACAGTATTTGAAACGGTATCTGGGTATGACCCGAAGAAAATTGGGCGTGAACAGCCGCAAGGCATCATCGGTTGCGAAATCAGTAGATGGCCCAAAGAAGTCTGGGATAGGTGTTATGGGCGTCTTGCTAGGCGTTACCACCGTGGCTCTTGGGGCTTTTTTAGCGGTTCGTTTGAAACGAGCGAGGGCTGGTTCCCCGAAATGTGGGAAATCGGACAAGCAGGCAACGAACTAGACGTTTCTAGCTACTCCCTCCCGGCGTGGGCTAACCTATCAATATACCCTGACGGCGAGCAGGATGCGGCTATCAACCAGCTACGAGCGCAAACTACAGAACCAAGGTTCATGGCTCGCTATGGTGGTAGACCCCACCCCCCAATAGACAGTGTATTTCCTGAGTTTAAGCACGTATTGCACGTTGACCCACAAGTAGAGTTTGACCCGATGGAGTCTACATACATATTCATCGACCCCGGAGACCTAGTGTATGCTTGTCTATTTGTGCAGTTTATTGGCGACGAAGTTTGGGTGGTGGATGAGCTATACGTATCTCACTGGACTCACGAGCAGGTTATGCAGGGCGTACAAACTAAGCCAGCATGGAATAACCTCAAAGATGGCGTAATGGATATAGCAGGTACTCAGCACCACATGGGGTTGGGGTCTGCGTTCGAGGCGTGGCACAGGGACACCGGGCTACAGATGCACGTTAACAAGTGGCCTATAGATGCAGAGTTAGAACGACTACGCTCCGTATTGTCACTTAACCCCACTACTGGCAGACCCCGACTCAGGATTAATCCTAAGTGTCAGGGCTTGATAGCGGAGATGGGCGGCGGCGTTGCGCCAGTACACGGTATTAATAGATGGAGAATAAAGAATGGAAAGCCAGAGGCTCGTAATGACCATGCTTGTAAAGCACTGAGCTATGGATTGCTTGAGAAGTTTGGTACAACTAGAATAGATGAAAGAACTGAAGTCGTAGCGAACAGCTATCTGGGCGGTGGCGCAGATACAAGTATATACGACAGTGTGTTATGGCACAACCGTGAAGGAGTTAATCCGTGGCAACCAACCTAGACGATTTAATATCGGCAAACGAGCATTTCTATAATGATGCTCATCACCAGATGAGAGACTCTGATAACTTATATAATCAGGACTTCTATCTCAATATAGACTTGCCCGAAAACATAACCGTACATAAATCATCGAAGGCTACCCAGATTGTAGATAACCTTCGTGACCAGATACGTGTAGACGAGCCTGTGGTAGTGTACAGGGAGCGTGGGCCGAAACAGAAAGACCAAGAGCATAAAGCTACTATGGAGATGTGGGGGCAGAACATACTCGCCCAGATGTCCCAATCGGGAATGATAGACCCACTGGGCCAAGCACCGCATGACCTCATACTACGTGGAGCGGCTTGCGTAAAGCTGGTTGTACGTGAGGATAGTTTAGACGATAAGCCAGCTAAGGTTAGCAAGAAGGCGTGGGAGAGTGAGATGTCTCACAAACCACACTTCCTCATAAAACCAGTTGACCCACTAAACTGTTTCCCCTCACCATCAAATGACCTTACATATATGATTGAACGCCAAACCCGGCGAGTCATAGACATCAGGGAAAGCTACCCACACTGGACAGACCCCAAGGCAAAGAAGTTTACAAAGGGACAAAAAGACAATCCATTAAGAGAAGTAGAGTGGTTAGAGTACTGGACAAGAGATGAATACATTGTTGAGGTTGATGGCGAAAGGATAATAGATACATCTAACCCCTACGGAATAATACCTTACGTCTACAGATATAGTGGGCTGGGGAGATATAACGCTGATGGAAACCCAAAACACTTAGCGGTGGGGATTCTCCACAGCATACAAGGTGAGCTTGAAGCAGAGATAGAGATTAAAACAGCTATGCGTGCGGCTTGGCAATACCATGTATTTCCCAGATTACTCACTACGGACGACCCTTCACAGGTTGCACAACAATTCCAGAAAGGGCCGGGAGCGGTTATCAAACACGCCCCGGAAAGACCACCGCAGTGGTTAGAGTCCCCACCGCCCAACCAACACATGATGCAATTCTTAGGCTCTATAGAAGAAAGTATACAGCGAAGTATACCAGCCGCCCTCATGGAGCGACAGGCTGACGCAGGTATCCATCAGGCTATGCTTATCGGGCAGGCACTCAAGATTATAAGCCCTGTCAAGAAAGCACTTAACTCAATGGGTACTGAGATTATAAATAAGCTGAGCCATCTTATGGGATGGTTTGAACTTCCCATGTCAGTACAAGGCCCAAGAAAGGGTACTCCAGATAGAATGGTTAGGGGTAAAGACTTTACCCACCATCAGTTTGAGGTTACCTTCGAGGCTACTGACCCAAGCGAAGACGACAGAAGGATGCTGAGTGCACTGGCTGTCAAACGAGAACCCGGACTAATATCCAGAGCCACATACCGAGAACGCTTCCTCAAGGGTGTAATACCTAACGGCGAAGAAGAGGAAGAGCGTATAATGGCTGAGCAGGTCATTGACCAACTTGTAGGTAGTGGTATGTTAGTGCAGGAAGTTATGGCACAGATGCAGCAACAGCAACAAGAAGATTCGGCACAGGCTACAACACAAGGTTTGGCAGGACAGCTACAGCAAACCGCAGGAGCAGCGGCTGAAACTGTTGGCGGTTTAGAGCAGAATATAGAAGGCATGATGGGCGGTGGTGAAGGCGGCAGAGTACCTGTCGGCTTAGAAAATGCAGGACTGGCTAACGCAGGAGTTTAAATGGAAAGAGATATAACTGGACGAGCAGTCCAATCAAGTGCTAGAATAGTAGCGAGGGTTATGGAGAGAGTAACCAGTAAAGTACCTCTCGGCCCAAGTCAGGTACGCCTGACACCAGAAGAGATGAAGAAAGAAGTACAGAGAATGAGAGGTGAGCCGTTACTTCAGATGGCGCAGATGATGGGGAATGAAGAGATTCTCAATGCACTAAGGAGCGAATAATGGCTAACGGTAAGAAGAAGAAGCAGCAGAGCTATATACCAGAGCCTATAATCTGGAAGCAGTCTGAATATTTAACAAAGCTCGATGGTACTAAAGTACCTAATCCCTTTTGGGGGGATAATACACCACAACGGCCCCCTCCTCCCCTTCCCAATGCACCTTTTGGGTATGATATGGACGCTGCCGCAAGAGATTGGGTATCAAAATACCCTAATGTCCCACCGCTAGGGTTAAGTGATGACCCTCTACCTGCCGATACCAAGACGATAATGAAGAATATGGATGTACAGCCTCCTTCGGCGCAGACTATAGAGGCGCAGTTAGCGCAAGGAACTGACCCTTTCTTCGGACAGGGCCAGCCTACTGTTGGAAAAACTGCCCCAACAATACCAGACACTTCAGCATTGTCAATGAATAATGGCGGTTCTGATTTCTTGGATACTTCAGGAGTACTAGGGTCACAATACCAAGTACCGCCTACCCGACCATACCCTACAACACCCGGAGAAGAGATGCAGAGGTACTATGGTAATCAACATCCACAAACTCTACCGACAGCCCCTCAATATCCTGCAGGTACAGGAGCAGCCGGGGGCGACATATACAACCCTGACCAAGTTGCTCAGGATACGTCGTATGCTGAAGCGTATAGGGGTGACTTAGGTAAGATGGGGATGGGTACAAAAGTATCTGACTACACTACTCCGGCGGCTGAGAGAGAAAGATATTACGGTGGGAAGCCTATAGCGTATGAGGGTGAAGCTGGCGGTGACTACTATAACCCAGACCAAGTAGGTCAGAGTTTACCAGCACCAGCAGCCACAAGTGGGCCGACAGACGCATACTTTCCGGGCGGCGAACTATACGGCGCAACTGCTGGAGATAAATCTCTATTACCTAACCAAGGACAGGTAGCTTCTTTACCCGGGATTCAGGACGAGAGTGCTGTAACAAAACCAACTATCGCACCTGCACTGGGCTATAGAACTACAGACCCTTACAACGAGTACTACGAGATGATGGGAGGTGAGAGTGATGCTCATGTTAAGGCTTGGCAGGATTATGCGTCTAAAGATGCTGAGTTAAGAGCAGGTGAGATAGACCGACAACGAGCCGCTAGTTATAGTGAATTAGATGAGGGCGGCGGCTATGGTACTGGGATGACTCCGGGCGAAATAACAGCAGCCAACAAAATAAATGTTCCTGCTATGCCAGCTTATGGCGAAGAAGGTGGTGCATCGGGAGAGATAGACCCATACTTCCAAGGTGGTGATAAGTTTGGAAAAGATGCACATGAGATATATAAAGGTAGAGTAGAGGGGGCGGCGGCAGATGGAGGTCTATATCCCTCAGCTACTGGTTCGATGAATGAGTTTCTTACACAACAGGGTTCGTTTCTTCCTTCTACTAAAGCATGGGAGGAGCGATTTAAGCAGGCAGATGATGTTGAGATGACCGATGAGGAACGATATAAAGAGGTAGTAAGAGCAAGAGAGAGGGCTTCAGGTAACTGGGAAGAGATACAGATAGACTACTGGAAGGCAGAAAAGGATAAAGAGACCGCCAAAATCCAAGCGCAGATAGACAATAAGGACGTAGCTGTAGTAGATGAAAATGGCAAGATACTTAGCAATGCACCCACCGGTGATGGTTCACCAACAGAGGCAGAAAAATACCTTGCAAATAAAAAAGTAGCGGATACTCAGGAGACTGAAAAAGGAAGAGCGGAAGCGTTGAAAAAGTCGCAAGCCGCTAAGGCTGGTGGCGACGGTAAGGAACCCCCATCGCAACTACCACCACAAGTAAAGGCTGCTGCTAGTGTAGTAGGAAATAACGCTGCTAGTCCTAATGGTATAGGAGTTTCTAAGACCTTCGCTAACTCTGGCGGTGTAGGTGACAATGGGATGTATTACATGGACGAGGCTACAGGACAGAAAGTACTGTCTGTTAGCGGTATGCAGACTATGGTAGCCCGATACCAAAACGCCCTTAACCAACCTGTAGGTTCGGCAGGGTTTCTGAAAGATGTAATGAAGGAGAAAGCAGTACCAATATCCTTAGCCCCCGGATATACTTGGGGAGAAAGAGAGGGTATTATGGATGTTTTCTGGAGTCCCGAAACTGCGCAGACAGGTATGGATATGGGGGAACCAGTAATTGGTATCGGAAGGCTTGGCCCAGAACAGGAAGTAGAGTATATAGCGGCGGCTAGAGAGATGATGCAGTTAAAGAAAACACTACAGGAAACGGCTAACGCTAAACTAACTCAGGACTTAAAGATAGACTTTGGTAAAATGGATGCCGACTTACAAAATACTATATTAACGAATAGCATAAAATACCAAGACGAGCAAGCGTACCTACAGACTGAGCAGAGTTTTAAACAGGCCGCTTTGACAGGTATATTTGGTGAGGGCGATGAGGCTACTAACACTCTTGAGCGAGAATCTGTAGAGGCTAAACTCAGCGGTATGCTTGGCAATGTGCCTACACTAGAGAGAGACCAGATAACATCAGCAATTATGGGTAAGTTTAGAAACCCAGTGACAGGCGAGTATCAAAAAACGATACAGGCTAGAGAGATGGAGGCCGCCATAACAGGCATATGGAAAGATGCTGATGGTTCGGACTCAGGTATAAAAACTATAATGACTAGACAGCTTGAGGAGTCTAAACGTAAACAACGTCAAGATACTTTTAGGGCGGCAGGAAAGGTAATAACGGACTGGACTGAGGGCGAGCCTACTGTAGACGCAAATGGAAATCTTGTAAACGGCTTAGATACTCTGGAAAAGCAGGCTCTAGACTTACAGAAACAGGCAGAGCAAGCACGTATAACAGGTAAGATGTTCATCACGGATAAGAACGGTGTTGAAGTACCTACGGATACTATAGAAGCTAGAAGGCTTGCTATCGAGCAAGAGCAGGCAGATATGACAAGAGCGGCTACTGAGGCTAAGGCTCTAACAGATTCTACAGGCTTTATCCATAAAGTAACTAAGGGCGATGACGGTGTATGGCGGTATGAAAGGACAGCAGAGAGTGCGTTGGCAAAGAAGATGCAAACTAGAGATATTGACGCACAGCAAGAGATGCTAGAGACTCAGGGTGAGCAGGCTATAGCTCAGATAAATAAGCAAAAAATGGCTGATGCACAACTATACTCTTCTAACCTACAAGCACAGGCTGACCTAGCCAGAACAGAAGCAGAGTTTTATGCAATAAAGCCGGGTCAGAACGTGGAGCAGAGTAAAACCTTAGCTAATAGTTTTGTTACTAATATTAACTCAGCTATGAAAAACGCCGCTGATTCGGGCGACTATGAGGGCGTAAGTGCCGCTCTAGGGTCGTCACTACCCCCCACACCATCAGGATTGCGATGGGATGGTGCTACAGGCAGTTTCATGCAGCGTGCTGGCTTTGAGGGTAGAGAGATGGACTTTGAAACACAACAATGGATGGCGGCTGTAGCCCCTGCGTTCAAGGCTCGTGATAGAGCAGAGCAAGCTACACAGCACGCTACAGGTCTAAAGACAGAGGCTTTAGTCGCACGGCAGGCTAGAGAACAAGCTGACTACGATTTCCAACAGGCTATGCTAACCGCAGATATAGATAGTGCGGAAGAGGCTATAGCTAGACAGAAGATGGCAGAGACAGCCCAGATAGAGACCGAGACAAAACTACAAAATATGCAGATGCTATTCAGTCTATTACAGAATCCTGTACAACTAGGCATGGCAAAACGTCACGGCTTACTAGGACAGTTAGAATCCCAACTAGGGTTTACACTATCCAATGTACCAGACGCACCAGCAGGCGCAGGAGTACCTAATGCTAACGAGTGGCAGACTATGGACTCAGAACAGCAGGCGTTTAGAATGGCATCGTTTGTTGAAGGCGGCGGCAACGCTACTGAGTTTATGCAGATGATAGCTGGGTCGGCCCCAGCACAGATGCAAAGAACGCAATACGCTACCTTATAAGGAGGACAATTGGCAAGCCCATATTTACCAAACACTATAAGTTCAGAACCTAAAGAAGAAGACCGTATAGTATCTACTAAGACACTTAGTGATGGTCATACCAACTACTTCAATCAGAAAGCCCAAAATCTAGTACCTATAGAGCCGTATCAGAAAGAGACATCTTATAGTAGTTTAAATCAGGCTATGCACGGTGTTGGTGCTGAGCTAAGTAATCCAGAAGTTAAGAAAGATAGGGCTTGGTGGAAGAAGGCTTTAGGCGTATTAGAGCCTCTTAAATACATGGATATACCTATAGAACTA